GTCACGCGCTTGCTTGCGCAACTCGCCGACCTTGCTATCCGACATGCCGCTGTACTCGTTCGCAACAGGGTCTTTCTTCGAACGTGACTTGCTGATCCCGTCGATGATTGCCTGTTCCTTGGCGCCGTCCGGCAACAGCCGGGCAACGTCAGTGTAGAACGAGCCACGATGCGTGTTGTCGGCCATATCCTTGAACGAATACCGATCGTACGGCTCATTGTCGGACACGTCGTCGGGCTTGGTACCCGGACGAGGCATGGCGTTCATGTGTTCCTTGCCGAACTTGGCCAAGAGCACGATGTACACGCGGAACGATGACTTCCGGTTCTCTTCGAAGTGCTTGACGCCTTCCGCGAGGGTTTGCGTCAGTGCCGGGATCGCAGACAGCAATTCGGCTGTCGAGATTGCCAGCTTCGAGATAGCGGAACCATGTACCTTAGCCATAACATAACCCCTTCTAGTGCTGCATGGTCAGAACCATTTCCGAACCATGTATTATCCTACCACACTGCAAGCCCCAGTCAAATGACGTTTGGGCCGCAACGATGATAGGAAGCATCTTTCCCTAGATTGCCTACGTCTAACCCGCATTAGTTGTTACAACCAAACCTTAGCAAGTCTCTTAGCATCGTCATCAGTAGGATAGATGACAACGCTATCGTGGTAGATGGCAACCAATCCAATGGTTGCAGGCACGGGATAGTGTGGCGGTAGCTTGCCGCTTACATACATCCAATCCTCATGGGTATGGAAAGACATAAGCTTGCCGGTTATTGTGCTTACTCGGCGCGGCTTGAGGTAGCCACGCGATGGATGGCGTACAATCCTAATCATTGCCTGCCCCTAATGAAAGAGGCCAGACGATGGCACGTAGTATGGCCACAAGCACCATTCATAGTGATTGATTGATGCCTGTAACGTAGCACGCAAGTTACCCGCATAGTGCGGTGACTTCTCACACTCACGCATGAGTGCATACACCTTGTTGTATTCAGAAGCATCCATGTCTATTCCCTTCCCTTACGGGTTAGGCATAGACAATCTAAGGGTAACATACCTCACGCGCATTACTCGCGTGTGTTTTGGTGTGTGAAGCGCCATCGCGCACCGTATTTCAGGCCACCACCATAAGAGGGTCTAATGTTCCCGGTATATTGGAACAAGATTACCCGTTCTATTCTCGCAACACCATTGGCTTGCTCGCTACCGCCCGTTAGGGCGCGGTCCGATCAGACACTCGCGAAGCATAGCTGTAGGTTTAGAGCTAAGCAATTCCTGCCATCCGGCGGGCACAAGGCCACTAGGTGCTTAACACGCGAAGGGTTCGTCAAGAGAGGACTGGTAAGTCCCGCAACCCTTCATCCGATGATTAGAGACTAGACCCTGATTGTGGCCGGACTAAGGCGTTAAGGATACGTAAGAGTACGTACGTAGTCTTACTTAGTATTAAATAGTAGGATTAAAAGCTCATTAGTTCTCATAAGCTTATAGTCCTAAGGTTCCTGCGGTACTTCCTTATGAATTACGTATGAGGTATATAGTATACCAGATACGTATTATACCTCTTACGTTAAGAATAGCAGGACTACGTAAGCTTATGTAAGAAGAGCCTAAGGGAATGTTTCACGTGAAACATACGTAATCCCTGCTATTGATAATCATTTGCAACAGCGATCGGGCCTTGGGCTGGAAGCGGTAAGGGGGTGTGGCCCCGGCTAGACGGCGCAATGAACTACACCGAAAGAATATCGGACATATTTTTTTAATACAACACACAAGCTATTAGAACTCCAAACATGAATACAGTTAGTATATCTGTTAAGTTAATTAATCTTGTACTCACTTCTTGTGTTTCCTTTCGTATGCTTCTATAAACTGCAAAGCCCAGAGTAAATTATCCTCATTTCTGGTAATAGGCTGTTCCTGACCTTTAGAAGCCCGTGGGTGCGTTTTATTCATTTAAGGTAGGGTAGTAGCCAGTACCCCCTAGAAACGCCTGTACGGGCTTCTCTGTGTCACTGACAGCCATTCTGTAGTCTTTCCTCCCTCTGTATCTCCATTCGCTGATATTCCGATGCTCTAGTCAAATTATAGAGATCTGAGAGCGTCTGATCAGAATATTTGATTTTATATAGATTTCCTACCTTAATTAGCTTTGTAGGCATTTTATTGACTTCCTTTTCCTATTAGCGTATAATAAGCAGACAAGGCGCTATATGCCTGTTCTAATTAGATTCTAATACTAATAACATAATATAAGCCTTTGCAAGGGCTTAGTCAATAAAGGAATTCCAGAATGAACCAAGCTGTTACTCTTATTGGCATTATCGCTGCATTAGTTTGCATCGCTGCTGCCACTGTGTGTCTATTTGTAGCCCCAGGTCTGGCACAGCCTCTTGCTGTAGTTGGAATCGGCTGGGCAGTTCTCACGAGAAACCTGCCAGCATAACAATGCATCAAGAACTACATCACATCTTCGAAGAACTCAAACACATACGTAAGGAACTAAAACACATGTCTCAAGAACTCGACACCCTCACCGCTCAGGTGAAAGCTAACTCCGATCTCCTAGATTCAGCCACTGTTCTAATCAACGGTATTGCTGCTCGTATTGACGCTGCTGGTACAGATTCAACCAAACTGGCTGCTCTGTCTGCAGAACTCAAAGCTAAGGATGACGTCCTGGCTGCCGCAGTTACTGCCAATACTCCTGCTACAGTCTAATGTCCAAGAAGTTCGAAAGGTCTAAGAAAGACCGAGAGCTTAAGAAACCTAAAGCCAAAGAAGGCTCCAGGAAGGAAGAAGCTTACGACCGTAAGCAGAATAAATGACTTTAGAAACTCCAGTAGAACCTAATACACACGCTGCCATAGCAGCAATCGACCGTAAGTGTATACTAATACTCCAAGCTCTTCTTGCTCAACAGGATCTGCTGGAGTCTCTAGCTGTCCAGAAGAAATCTAAACTAATAACTTAAAATGCCTTTACACCAACCGGGTACAGTCCCCATTCCTGATCCTACTAAGCTGACTACAGACGCTGTAGCTTTTGCTAAAGAAGACATACAACAGCTCTTCGATGTAAGACTTGCAGGACTCAGAGAACTCTTAGAAGAGAAGTTCGTAGGGGTTAAGACAGAATTTACAATGCGCGACATCGCGCTTGCAGCCGCGTTTAAAGCAGCTGAAGCAGCAGTCAAGCAACAGAATGAAAGCAATACTCTAGCCATAGATAAAGCTGGTACTGCTTTTACTAAGCAGATCGATTCACTAGATGAAAAGATCGATGATCTAAAGGCTAGAATAGCCGATTTAACAACTAGGAATTGGGCAGCAATAGGCGGTTACTTAATAGGTGCCGCGGGTATGATTGGCATACTCTTTGCTCTCCTTAAACCCTAAAACAAAGGAAACTACAATGCTCTACAAAGGACGCCAAGTCGAATACATTCGGGACGCAGCAAAGAACGACCCGTACTATGACCCGGAATACAACCAGGTCATCGTGATGTACGTCGATACCCTAGACAGAGAAACTGTCAAGGAAGACCAGCTGGACGGCTGGGACGCCAAAGAACGTAAGGGTCACCTTACTGACTTGGAAAAGAAACGTGCTATCGTTCAGGATAAAGCTAAGAAGGATGCAAAAGACAATCATCCATTTAGCGAAGAAACTAAAGAAGTTGAAGCAACTAAGACTCCCACCTTCGGTGCGAAGCCTGCAGTTGTAACTCCAGTCAAGAAGTAAATACTATATCCTAGATGACCCAGAAAGTAATAGGTTCTGCTAAAGACCAGGAGTTTCTTATTAAGAAACAACTAGCAGAGTCAGACTTAGAAGAGTTTATTAAGTTAGTACATCCTAAGCGTCTTCTAGGAAACATACATCGTAAAGTAATACGCTGGTGGACTGCAAGCAATGCTTCCACCCATCAGCTATTGCTCTTACCTCGAGATCACATGAAGTCAGCTTTGATAGCTTATCGTGTGGTCTGGGAGCTAACTAAAGATCCTACTCTGAGAGTTCTATATATCTCGAGTACTTCTAACCTAGCTACTAAACAATTAAAGTTTATGAAGGACATTCTCACTTCTGACATCTACATGAAGTATTGGCCCGACATGGTCGAGAAAGAAGATGCTAAACGTGAGAAGTGGACTGAAAGAGAAATATCCCTTGACCATCCAAAACGTAAAGACGAGTCTATCCGTGATCCTTCTATCTTCACGTCTGGCCTTACGTCTAATATTACTGGCATGCATTGTGATATTGCAGTGCTTGATGACGTCGTGGTCGCAGGAAATGCATACACAGAAGAAGGACGAGATAAAGTAAAAGACCAATACTCTCATCTCTCCTCCGTCGAAGGTGGCGGTGCTAGAGAATGGGTTGTAGGTACCAGGTACCACCCTAAAGATCTCTACGCAGACCTGATGGGTATGGAACTCGAAACATACGATGAAAGAGGAAATGTCTCACACGTTACGCAACTATTTGATCAAATGGAAGAACAAGTGGAATCTGTGGGCGATGGCACTGGAGAGTTCATTTGGCCCAAACAGCAACGATATGATGGTAAATGGTTCGGTTTCGACAGTGAGGCTCTCGCCAAGAAACGATCCCAATACCTCAATAAGACTCACTTCCGAGCCCAGTATTATAACGATCCACACGATATTGGATCATCCGCAATACAAAGAGATCTATTTCAATATTACGATCCCAACTACCTCGCCCGACGAGATGGTAAGTGGTACTTCAAAGGAGAGCGTCTTAATGTTGTTGCCGCCGTTGACTTCGCGTACTCCACAGGAAAACGATCAGACTTCACGTCCATTGTTGTTCTTGGAGTTAACTCCTACAACGAATATTACATCCTCGAGATTGACAGATTTAAAACTGACTCAATACCCGAGTATTTTAAACGCATAATGAAGTTATACGAAAAATGGGGCGTCCGAAGAATACGAGCCGAAGTAAGCGTAGCTCAAGCGGTTATAGTAAAAGACCTACAAGAGTCTTACATTCGTCCCTTGGGGCTAGCTTTGGTAGTGGACGAGTTCAGGCCTTCACGATGGGAAGGGGCTAAGAACGAGCGCATCAGCGCTACACTAGATCCTAAGTATTCTAATAGAGCTATCTGGCATTATCCAGGTGGTAATTGTCAAGCTCTAGAAGAAGAACTA